AACATTATCTGTTAAAGCGATACCGTCAGTCTGATTATGTGGAGCAGCACCATTAGGAGCAACAGTATTAACAGGATTATAAGCCATTCCTCTTAAATCTTCGATGATTTCAGGAGAAACAATTAAATCTGTTAAACCTCTACGAGCACCAGAAGGTGTACCGCCAACAAATGAAGAGTTAATTCTTTTGATTTTTGTGAATAATTTATTCAAATCATCAAGTAAGAAACGCCCTTTAAATGCTGAACGAAATGCGTGCTGGTTATCACTAGCTGTTGCACTATTTCCTGTCGTAGCGTTAGCTAAAGCTGTCATAATGAGATTAGCAGATGTTCTTTCTTGCTTCAACATAACTTCTTGAGCTACGCGAGTGAAAGATTTACTAACAACATCTAAACGGCTTTTTGCTGCATATTTTTTATCAAAAGCTACAGCACTATCTAAACGATATGTAGAAATTTTTAATTCTGAAGCTGTAGGTTGAACGATATTCTGAGGTAAACCACCCGGAACCGATTGACTATAAACTTTGATATAATCTTCATCGAAAACATCATAATATAAGTCTAAAGGAATTGAAGGGTTATCTTCAGCGTTAAATTGTAAACTTGTAAACAAGTTTGATACAGTTGGAGCGTTATTAATAACTTCGGCTAAAACAGGACCGATGAATTCAGCCAAAGCGACTTGAGCGTCATAGGCTACTTCACGATTCTTAGATGCTAAAGCTTTGATTAGCTCAACCTGTTCGTCTGTTCTTTTTAAAACTATTTTCATATTCTTAATCTATTTTAATTACAGAGTGGTTGTGCTTGTGCAGTCGATTTGAACTAAAGCATATTTTCCAGTCCCAGTTCCAGCGAACTGATCGCTTTCACCGTTAGAAGAAACACGCTGACCAGTAGCTAAAACTTTACCGACAATGGTATATTGACCAGTTAAAGGCCCAGCATTAGTTGGGGCTAAACCAGAAACTTTACCAGCATTAGCTGAAATCATAAGATTAGAATTAACTACCATATTGGCGTCAACCCAATCAACAGCTGTATCAGCTAAAGTAAATGTTCCGCGAGTTGCAACAGGAACTGCCTGACCGCTTAAAACGGCTTGAAGTTCTGAAGCTTTAACAGGGTTATACAGAAGTTTTTCGCCGTTTTCGTCTTCTAAAACTGTTTGATTTAACGTAATACCTAAAACTGGAGTTCCAGCGGTAGCCGCAGTAAAAGTTAGAGGAACAGAAGGATATTGAGCGGCCCCAATAAACGGATAATCTGTTTTACCTAAATAACCGTTGTCAGCATAAGTAATAGGATCTAGGTCCATATTACCGGCTGAAACTTTTACGAATACACCAGCTGAACCATTACCGTTTGTAGACGGGGAGGTGTCAGCAGTGTCGTTGGCAAACAAGTTGATGACATCTTGTTCGCTGTACTGTCTGAATGGATATAATCTTAGTGCCATAACCTTTAGAATTTAATTGTTATATTTTCTTTAGAAAATGCTTTACCTAATTTATCTTTCCAAGAAAGATGTTCTTCTGTTGGCTCAATGTTTTGAGCAGGGATAGAAGCTTCTTCAACTTCTGAATTTGCTAAAGCTGCTTCAACTTCGACGCTTTCTTCTTCTTTAACAGAAGCTTGTGACGTTTCAGTTTTTTCAGTTTCTTGAATTCTTTTAGCTAATTCTGCCTCTAACTTCTCTTGGAAAATTTTCTCTTGCTCTTCTTTAAAAGCTTTACTCTTATGACGATACAAAACGCTTATTTTTTCTTGAAAAGAAGCAAAAGCTTCATCTGAATTTTCTAAGCCTTTCAGTTCGTCAACTAAAATTTTTCTATCAACATCTTCGAAATCATAATCTGCATCTAAAACGCCCATTCTTGAATTAAATAATTCTTGAGCTGCTTGAGCAGTTAATGTTGATTCAAGTTCGTTAATTTTAGAAAGAGCTTCTTCAAGTTTTTCGCTATTCTGTTGAAGATCTGTTTTGAGCTTGTCTGCTTCTGCAATAGCTTCAAGTTTAGATTCTTCAGCAGCGGAAATTTTCGCTTGAATTTCATCGCTCTTTTCCTTTATGCTTTCAGCGATTCTTTGCGAAACATTCGCAACAGCTTCATCACTGAACGTGTCAGTATCTCGCTTTTCAGCTAGAACCGTCTTTAGTTCTGTTAATATTTGTTCTAGATCCATAATATTATTATTGTTTAAGTTTACAGTATTTTTTTTAGTTTGTGAAAAATTATTATTTATTCTCAATAAGTCTAAACTGTTAACGTGTATAGATTCAGAATCGTTAATAGCTTCGCTTTCTTCTTTTATTTTATTATTTGAACCGTCATCAATTACAACGCCCTCTACATCTGCAGCTGGATTAGTTGTAAAACCTATACCTAACGGGTATATTCTTCCCGTAACTAACCTATAGACCGGAGTACCGTCATCCATATAGCCGTTACCATTAAAACCCTTCATGTACCTTTTGAATTCTTCAATTTGTTTTTTATCTGTTATTATTTCTGCATCTTTAAGGTCTTGGCTACCAACAGCAACAAAATAATCGTTAAAACCTATTTCCCAACTTGCACTTATTTTTTCGTATAGTTTAGACGTAGATTCGTTAGACTCTATTAAAGCGTCAGCAAATTCTCTATCGACAGTTTTATAAACCACTGCCGCTAAAGCTATATTAAAAGGAGATAAAGAGTCTTTGACTTGCTCATCACTTAAAACTTTATTATTCTCGTAAGAAGAGAAGCCAGAATTTACAATATGGCCAACAATTTTCTGTTTTTTATGTTCTATATTAGTAGGTTTATGAGTAAAATATTGTTTAAAAGCAATAGCTGTATTAGTATCAATACCATCACCATTTTTATTAAACTTATTAACTACAGCTGCATTAAAAGCTGCGCCAACTAAATCAACATTCTTTTCTAAGTTTACAGATTCAGGCATTAAACCTTTTAAAGGCTCTAAAGAAGCTTGCGATAACAAAAAATTATTATCAAAATTTAATGAAGCTGTAACAATATTGCTAAAGCTTGTTTTGTATTGAAACATAATATTTATTACACTTATTTATTAGAGCTGTGATATAACAAAGCGGCTGCATATATATTCAAGTCATGCTCTGAAGCTAAATCTTGAACCTCTTTGAGAATACCCAATTTGTCTAAAACGTTAGGATTAGAAACCACTTGCTCTGCTATATTGCTCCAATCATCATTTTTAGAACCAACAATTATTGCTTCACTTATATTTTCAGCTAATTTCTTCTGGTCCTTACTTAAGCGCTTTTTATTATACTTTTTCTTTAAAGAGCTTTGCACATTAGAATATAAAACTTTAGTTAAATCAAAAACTTGAGCAATGTCTTCTTTAGAGTAGACAGAAGCAACAGCGCCAACAGGTCTTCCTCTTTCATTTGGCACTTTATTTTTTGTGATTGGCTGGTTTTCAGAAGCTGCATCACCGCCTTCAGCAGGAGCTATAGTAGGGACACCGCCGACTATCGGATTGTAAAAACCTTTTTTCCTTTGTTCTACAAATTTTTCTTGAGCAGATTCTAATTCTTTATCTGTAGGATAAATGCCGGTTTCAATAACTTTGATACCTTCTTCAGGAGGCAAGATGCCAAGCTCCATCATCCTTGTTACAACTCTATTAAATTGTGTTTCATCTTTTATAGAAACTTCTTCGAATTTAGCTGTTGGACACTTGCCCTTGAAACCTAAGTTTTTGAATATTAACTCCATTTCTGGCTGCAAAAAGTCATGTAAAAAAGCATTTCTAGCTTCTTTAAGCCTCTCAAAAAAAACTTGAGCTTTTATATTTGTATTGGCGAATTTTTCAGAACCTATCAGAATATTCTGTAGACCTTCTTTTATATCTTCATTAACTATTTTATATTTTTCATAACCTAACACTTTATTCATATCAGGTATTACAAATTCAGCTTTAGTAGTGTAATCAGCGACAAGGACTCTTCCTACAGATTGATTATTAAGCAAGGATTGCATTGCTGATATATTTTTATGGTTAATACCCCCTTTACTAGGTTCTGTACCTAAAGTTATAAGCAATATAACATTTTCAATAGTTCTACAAATAGCTTGATCAATTTTTTTCATTTCTAATTTGAAGTTTATATCGTCAAGTACTGCAAAACCGAAAGGAACAGCGAATGGCTCATAATCTTGCTTCTTATAGAAAGAGTAAATTACATCCGTTGGATTCAATTGAATCTTTAAGCCATCTTGAGCCCATTGCCCATTTTTAATTTTATCTTGAGTTTCAGCATCCAGATTATCAAAAATCATTTTATCATGATCATTCTTGGGGTTTTGCAATCTTTCTAGCTCGTATTCAGAAAGTATTTTTTCATAAACTAATTGTTTCCAAGAGCTAGTTCTTTTAACAGTGACAAAGAAAGGATTTAGCAAAGTATATTGAACAGGTATTAAATTCTTCGCATCATAAGCGGTCGGGTAATTATATATTTTTTCTGTGTTTTTGTAGTTTAACTCATCATTACTAGCATAAGTTTGAAGTATTTTTTGAAAATCATCTAATTTAAACTTACCATTCATCTTGTAGTAAAATATATTACCACTTCTGTAATATTCTCTGAAGTATTGATCTTTAACTCTCCACATCTTAACATACTTCATCCACTTATAGTAAAAATCTTTAGATTTTTGTGTGCCACCTTCTAATATTATTTCTGCATTAGAAAATTCAGACATTATATCTACAGCATTTCTAAATATAGCTACATTAGCGTAAGCTTTCTGACATAACTCTATAGCATCGCGAATGTTATAACCGTTTATAGATGACTCAAACGGCAATAAACCTTCTCTAATATTTGCATATTTATTTAACTTAGGCTGAGTTGCAACCCTATTTCTCCTAGTATTCGTGCTAGAGCCGCCACCAGTTCTAGAATAAGCAGCCGAAGCATCAAAATCGTAGAAAGGATCTCCTACTAATTGTGGTTCTGAAGACTCATTTCTAATCAAATCCTCTAAAGAAGAGCCCTTTTCGTCATTACCTTTAGAAAACTTATTCCAATAATTTGATTTTTTTGTATATTTACGAGCCATAGTATATAATATGTTACACAAAGTAACTTTAAAAGTGACTTTTAAACTTTTTAATAAATTTTAAGCGATAAACATTGGCGTAAACGTTTCGTTAATGTTTTCCACTTTTACTTGTTGCATATCATAATATACTTTAGTCAACCAATTTCCTAAAATTAAAGCAGAATAACTATCTTTTCTTGGTTTATCGGGACCAGTTTTTCTCCTTAGATTAGGAGGCAGATCGAAACTTTGTGTGCCTTGAGTCGTTGTAGTTATTTGTATTAAAGCACATTCTGTTTTTGTCAGTAAAATCATATCTGTCAAATGCTCAACAAAATCAATCATTTTAGCCTCCTCATTTTGTTTGTCTGAATCAGCCATATTCGAAAACTTTAAATTCAAAATGCCTATTTTCTTTTTAGTTTGAGCCCTAAAATTATCATCTATAGCTCTGCTTCCGAAAAATATACGTCTATGATCAAAGTTTGCTTGCAATAATTCGTTCGCAACCCTAATCCAACTTGAAGTAGGTTTTCGTAAAAATACGTATTTAAAATCAGATTTGTTGTATTCGTTTTTTGCTAGTAATAAATTCTGAGAATAGTCTTCAGGCTTTTCAAATTCTGTTGACATTTGTTTAAGATCTATATTAGCATCTTTAAAAAGCTCACTTTCGTTACAAGAGTTCATAAATTGAACGCCTCCATTATAATCCATGCAAACAGCAACGACATTAAAGTTTTGCAATATATATAAAAAATACTTAATATGATCTTTTAAAGAAGATCCTGATAAAGCATAAGAATGGACTAAAGTACATAATTTCTTTTCTTGGTTTAATTTTAGAACTTGAATAGCAAAATCATCAGAAGATTCTGTTTCTGACCAAGAAGGATCAACAGCCACGATGTATTCAGCATCAGAACGCCCTACTACTTCTGTAGAAGGAAGTTCCCCATCTGGAACGGTACACAAAGCCATTTTAGATATCTTAAAATACCCAGAGCTATCATCAGTAAATTGAGCTCCAAATTCTCTCATGAACTGTGATTCACTCATGGTAGCTTTAGCTTGATTAATAAGATTTTGATCGTACAACTGGACAGGAGCACAATCATAAGAAAATTGCATCACACACCTACGAGTTCTTTCACCTTTTTTAGGATTAAAAATTAGATTCTCATATTGTTCATATAATTTATACAAATATTCAAATTTAAAAGAGGCAGAAGAAAGAGCAATCAATTTGTTATTCGGCCATTGATGTCTATCTTTTTCTTCCATTTTGCCCTGCTTAATTAAATTGTTCTCTACTTGATACAACTCTTCTCTTTGTGTAGGGTTCTGTACAACGGACAAAAACGGCACTATAACTTCATTATAAATGCGTTCAGGCATCAACAGGAACTCGTCAATAATAATGCGATGAAAACGGAAACCTCGCAGTTTTTCACCATCACCCAAAGGTAATGCTCGAATACGGCTTTTACCTATCTCCATGACCCACTCATCATTACTTTTTGAAACATGAGTAATACATTGCTTTAATAAATAAGCTTCTGGTTTTGCAGCGATATCTTCAATTTTTTTAAAAATCATTTTAGATTGCCGGAAAGATCTGGAAAGAATACCTGTTTCAACTCCTTGATTCAAAATAGCGTCTAAAACGGCATAAATTCCAGTTGTATAACTTTTACTCATACCGCGAGACCATACTCCTAAAAAATAATCACTTTCCAACATGCTTTTAATAGCCATATGTTGAAATGGGAATAATTGAACGCCAGTGATTAAATCTGTAGCAAAAGTTGTATTATTTCTTAAAAATTCATAAAATAAAAGTTTAGCCTCTCTTTCTTCTAAAAAACCTTTTTTCTTAAGTAAATCTTCATTGCTTATATATTCGTTTTTTCTTGGTATTTGGCTACCTGTTTCCCAGCTCATAATCTAAATAATATTGTATATCTACGTTCCATAATTCTTTGCCGTAATAAAGTAAACGAGGAATTATCTGCATAGATTTTTTTCGACTACCTGTAAAAATAAATTGAATTCTTCTCGGGTATTCATGTGTTAAGCTTCTCATGTTATGAAAAACGTATTCTAAATTAGATTTCTTTCTAAATTTACTTTGATTGCTTTTAATTTTATTAATGTCACTTTCTACAACAACAAATAAATATGATTCCAATGCAACAGCTTTTTCTATTTCCTTTTTAAACCTTGAAATCCCACCAGCCATTGTTCCTAAAAAATCAGATTCACTTTTTCTATCTACATAAGTGTATGTATATTCGCCATTATT